GGCCAAGCCTTGGGAGTGCCATAAGAAGATGTGACGACTCCTGTCTGGGAGTCTGTCGTTTCTGTAAGAATGGCATAGTGAACATTCTTAAGACCAAATGATACCTTGTTTTCAGCCATTTTTCTTTATTTCCTTTCGTTAAATTATTGTTGGCATTCGATAGCGCTCTTGATTCGCGCCTCGAATAGTTCTGTCACCTGTCTCTCGACAGTAGAGATGTGGGGGATCTCTTTTGTTCTTGCCTTGGAGCCGTACTTCCCGGACTTCCTCACCGTGGCATGTCCCTTCTCAAGAAGATGAGTCAGCCTGTAGTTCTTGGAGTTGTAAATGTACCAGTGACCGGCTTTCTGTCGTCTGTAGGTCCATGTTTTAGCATAGTTCCCGGATCGTCTCGGCGATCTGGCTTTCAATGTCTGGCTCCCGATCTTCGCGACCTCTTCGGCCTGATCGTCGATCATAGTCCTGACATCCTGTCCGTACCTCTTAAGGATCTCGCCGACTTCTGTCTTCAAATCAGTAGTAGCCATAAGCCACCTCCTTACTCTAACGAGATAGTGAATGTGTCGACATATAGCCCGGTGTCGGGATCGAAATCGTTCATATCGAGAGTGAACGGCAAAAAATGCTGATTCAGGAACTCGATGATGAGACTTCTCATCTCGGGATTCCTGTCGGCAGTATGCAAGTTGATCTGATTCTCGATCGTCAAGTAGTAGACGTGATTATCCGCGTGAAACGGCTTGCCTCCGACTTCCTTGAAGATAATGAAGGGCGGAAACACTTCCGCCCCTTCATCGACTTCGATGTGATCGTAGTAGCTGATCGATCCCAGATCCGGTGATTCCGACTGCATCAGTGTGTAGACTTCAGCGAGCGTCATGTTGAACCTCCGTTCTGACCAAGTACAAGCTGAAGATACAACTCCAGCTCGTTCTCTGATCGTTCATATCTTCGATAGATCGTCATCCTTCGCCCTTGATATTCCACAAGCTTCTCGCCGTGGAACTCCACCGGATTGATGATAACAAGAGCTTCGGGATCGATTCCGATCTGTCCGGCCGAGAAGTATTCGGAGCGCGAGACCGGTTCGTCCCGGCATAAGATCTCCCGAGATGTCTCGGAGTAGATCGGGCGCATTCTCGAATCCTTCCCCGTAATCTCTCGTGCGATTAAGGTGATCGTCGTGTCTGTCATGATTCTGATCCCTCGTCTTCCTGCTCGAAGAGTCGGCAGTCAAGGCGATATTTTAGGGATCTCGGCATCTCTGTCGGTTCCCTTCTGGTAAGCCACTGCCATCGAGCGTAGTCGATAACGAGCTCTGCATCATGATCATTCTCGATATTGATAGACTTCCTCGTCCACTTCTCGACTGCGGTCTTCGAGACTTTAAGAAGGCTCGTGAGTCGCTCGTCGTATGTGGTCGAACCGATTATCCCGATATCGATCTTCAATCTTTCAAGTAACTCGTTCATAGGATCATTCCTCACTTATTCGATTATTCTCAGCCTTCTCCGCCTTCGCCCTCAGAGTTCTGTCCAGGGAAGACTACTTCTGTAGTAGGAGCAGCACCGAGACCGATTGCCGCGAAGGCGCCTTTGATGACAGGCTTACCGTCAGCCCTCATGACACCCTTAATGACTGTCTGATCCTCGATGAACTTATACTCTGTAGATACAGAAGTTGTCATAGCCTTCTTGATGAGAGCTGCATACAGATCCCAGTAGCCGACAACGATGTTGTTGTCAGGGACGAAGTTGAGAACGATGAGGTCGCCACCGTCTACGGGCATTGTACCCTCGACAGCAGATACGATCGTGCCTGCTGCTGTGACTTCGAGTCCCTCAGCGACGAGCTTCGTTCTTGTAGTCTCGTTACAGATCCATGTCTTACGGCCTCTGGAATACTTGCCGTCAGCCTTACCGCCTGCAAGGATGAGAGCCTTAAACAGAGCGATACCCTCTGCGGATGCAGGGATTGTCACGAGGTTGCCGGCGATGCCGGTTGTCGCGTCAGCAAGTGCTGTGACTACACCGGTAGGCATCTTCGTACCTGTACCATAGATAAACGCCTTGTCGAGAGCCATACCGATGGCAGCGAGAAGTGCATCTGTGAATACATCAAGAAGGTCGATGTCGGAATCTTCGATCCTCGCGTTGCAAATCGCGAAGAAGCCTCCAACCTTATAGCAGTCGAGCTCAACTGAACCGAAGCTGATATCGAGCTCCTGAAGAGCATCACAGCACTCGAGCCAGATAGCCTCGGGGATAGCACCCTCGACAGGCTGTCTGCCGTTCTGCTTTGTGAACTGAGCTCTTACTCTGGAATAGAGCTTTGAATACTCGATGAGATTCTCACGGATGAGATCGAAGACGGTCTCACCGATGAAAACTTCGGAACCTGTGACAGTTCTCTTCTCCTTGATGAGTGTTCTGATCTCGGAAAGAGTCTTCTTGACATCTTCACGAGCTACGAGAGCAGATCTCTGCTCCATGGTCATAGAATTGATTGATCTTGTCTTGAACATGTGATTGTTTGTCCTTTCTTCAGTGATGGTGATAGTTCCTTCGTGATTGATCACGACGGGAGCTTCGGGAGTAGCGACGGGAGCGGCAGCTCTCTGCTGTTCCTCAACTTCTGCGAGCTCGGCTTCCATAGCAGCGACTTCGTTCTCGAGATCGGCGATTTTCTGATCGTTCTCTGATCTCTCATCCTTGAGAGCCTTATCATCGGCTTCATAGGACTCGACAGCCTCTGCGACAGCAGCCTGCTCTTCTTCTGTGGAAGCTTCCTCAATGGACTCCGCAATCTCGGCTTCTCTCTTCTGGAGTTCTGCCTCGCGAGCCTCGAAGTCGGCGGTCGCAGCTCTCAACGCTTCGATCTCCTTCTTCTTGTCATTGATCTTCTTCCTGAGCATCAATGCTTTCAGCATCTTTGATTTCCTCCTTTGTGGAATTGATTCGAGATCTCATCTCTGCCTTCCAAGCATCGAGCTTCCTCTCCTTGATGGCGGAAGCGTCGCGCTGACGGGCGGAGACGTTCGTCTCTTCGTATGCCGGGAATGTGCAAACAGATACTTCGTAGAGCTTCACGTTCTGAATCGTCCAGTGAATAGATCCATCAGGTCCGAAGTCGGTTTCTTCGCTGAGAATCTCAAATCCTATCGAACACTGACTAACATCGCCACGCTTGACGCGCGCATATGTGTTCATAGCATCGGAATCGTTCGGATTGATCCTGATGCGTCCCCACAAGCCGTGCGAGTCAATTCTCAACTCGAGTGTGTTGACAGTGGTTCTGCCAAGAACGAGCGTCGTGTCGTGATTGGTCAGTGCTCTGATATCGTCCGAGATCGTCTCATCGAACGCCCCCGGAGCGATGGACTCAGAAGCTCCATCCCAAATGTCATAGTTGCTATTAAAAACAGCGAAGTAGCCTTCGATGATCGGCTCTTCGCTGTCTTCCCTCGTCTTAAACTCACCCGAACGGAGCTGTAAGACTCGCATGTTCGGATGTTCTTCGAATAGTGTTCTATTCTTACTCATTGTCATTCCCTCCGATTAACTTCGATTGATTGGCTGACATATCAGCCGGGATATAGTTCTCAAGAACTTTGAACTCATCGAGTCCTTCATGTGGCTCGAGGTTGAGTCTGTCTCTTGCCTCATTACCGGATACCCAGCCACGATCCCCTAAAGCCGTGAAGACAGAAGTGATCGTCGTGATATCCCAATCGAGAAGCGTCCAGTAGTTTCCTCGGATGTACCAGTTCGGCGACAGGATCAGTCCCTTCGTGAGCGTCTGCTGGATTTTCTCGACGATGTGACGAACCGTGGTCTGAATGAAGTTGTTGTACTGCTTCTGGTTGAACTCGCCGATTCCGATCATGAACGACGGAACGCCGACGATTGATGCCGCCGCTTCCTTATTGAGCTTCACCGTGTCAGCGATCGCGAGATCTTGAAGAGTGAGAGGCTTAACGGAAGATACTTCCATCTGTTCAGCCGGGAGAACCCACGGCTCGCCCTTGCCGGTCGTGACGAGATAGTCATCGACGATCTTCTTCCTTCCGTCCGGCGATGCCAGCTCTTGGCCGACACCTTGGATCTTGACGATGATCGGAGGCTTGTACTCGGAGGCCATGAATGCCTTCTCCGTGTGTGAAGCCTGCTTCAAGTTGTCGGCGACATCCTTGATCGATACCTTGATACCGGTACCGAGCCACGGAAACTGCTTATCCGGGAAGAGCCTGAAATGAAGAAGATCGCTCGGATCGTATGTGATACCGTCGATCAGGATCTTGTAACCGTAGCCTGTAACCGAGTCTTGCATAAAAGAAACGCGTTCCGCCGGAATAACTTCGAGATCTCGAAGATATCCGCCCTCGGTATGAGGACGAACGACCGCGTTTCCGTTCCCGTACAAAAGAAGATTCATAGCGATGGCTTCGAAGAAATCCGCCCGAACCATATAGTTATTCGGATTGATGTCGATCTTACGAGACAGCTCGTTCTTGATCCTTCGGTCGCCGTTCTCGGTATTCTCCATCAGGTGCCAAGTGACGAGGCCGACCATCTCGGCCACCTTCTGACAGGCGGTCGCGATAGTGGGATCCTTATCGAGAGACGTATAGCCGGCGCAAGCGATGTCACCTTCCTGAAGCAAAGCCAGGAACTGCTTCTTCAAGGCCTTGACTTCGGCTGAATCAGCTCGCACGGTCTGATGATTTGTCTTCTTCCTTTTACTCATTTCTTTCCTCCGAACCAAGACGAAGCCAGATCTGGCTTCTCAAGGTCATTAAGATATCTGACGCAAGCGAAGACGCTCGCATCGAACAGGTCGATCCTCATCTTCTTCTCGATCTTCTCGAACTGGATCATGTCATCTGACTTCTCTATCGCCTTGACATTGGCGACGCAATACTCGTAAGCCTCCGAGTGGAGATAGTAGAGTTTCTTATCTTTGGCCGACTTCTCGATATGTCGGAAGCCCTCGGACTTCAAATAAAAATATTGAGGCTGGTCGATGATCTCGAATCCTGCCTTCTTCATCTGCAAGACGTACTCACGAGCGAATTTCCTATCATGACCGACCTGCTTGATCTTGAATCCCATATTCCGCATCTGGATGAACCACTTGACGACCTCATCGACCTGAACGGTCGGTCCGTTGCAAAGCGTAAGCCATCCGTCATCCTTCCACCCGAATAGAGGGATCTGATCTTCTTCCGCCTTCTGGGCTGCGGCCGTGACCGGGAAGAATCCGTGTGTGATGATGATATCGAGATCCTTCTGATCCCAGTGCCCGAAGAGTGCACCGGCGGTCAAGTCGTGCATCTTCGACAGGTCCGCGCCTCCGTACCACTTGATCGGAAGTTTCGCGAGCTGTTCAAGTGTGAAGTCATACTTCGAATCAGAAGCCTTGAACTCATCAAGATTGAAGTAAGCCTTCTGAGCCGTCGTGTATATATTCAGCGATCGAGACAGGAAGTCCTTTCTCTGTTGCGGATCGTTCTGTGCTTGCCTGGCATCGGCAAGCATGTCCTCCGGTCTGATCGTCACCCCGTAGGACGGATTCGCCAGCTCGTGCTGCTTTGGATCCAAGAAGTCGACATCGCCGTTCTCGTCTTTCTCCGCTTTGGAGACGAAGCAGAACAGCGAATCATCCTCGACGATTCCATCGAGGACCTTCTCGGCATATTGAAGTCGGCCATAGCAGAACGAGTTCACATTATCGCCGGCGGTCGTGATTCCGATCATCAGCTTATTCGTGTAAGCCTTCATGGCTTCTTTGAATCGGTTGTACTGAGCTGCATTCTTATAAGCGTGGATCTCGTCGGCGATACAGATGTTACATCCGAAGGAATCCTGACGATCAGGATTCGCAGCCATAGCCTCGATCTGGATGTGACCGGCAGGAGTGCCGTTCTCATCGTAGAAGATCTTATAGATCGAGTGTTCCGCATTGTTGTCGCGGACGCGGAACTCGTCGATGACTCCACGAACTCGCAGAGTGTAGATGATCTTATCGAAGGCTTCGTTCGACTGCTTCAACGATGCAGCCGTGATATAGATAGTTGATCCGGATTTCCTCTCGAGGAAGCCGAGAGCCAAGGACAGAGCAGCGACGAATAAGGACTTGCCACTCTTACGAGGAACGAAGATGAACGCTTCCTTATATCTTCGTTCGTTTGTGCTAGTCTTGAAGAAGCCGAGCAGATTATAAACGATGAAGATCTGCCAGTCTTGTAGAAGTAGAGGTTTGTTCTTCAGTGAGTTCCCCTCGAAGTCCTCACCCTTCTGATGAACGAAGAACTGTTCGATGAATCCACAAACGAAGTCCGCGTCACGGTTCCGAAGCTCGATGTCTTTCCGCTTCAGATCCTTAAGGAATCGCTGACATTCTCTTTTGTTGTTCCCGGCTCTTCGCTTACCGGAAGCCATGTCCTTCGCATAAGCCAGAGCCCGATCATAGTAGCTCTGAGCCTTCATGACGTCTCCTTCTTATTTCTCCAAGTTGGCGAGCACCTTATCCAAGGCACTCATGTTATTTTGTTTAGCCAGGGCTTCCTCGTTGATCTTCCGAAGTCCGGCCGGTGTAAGACCGAGTTCTCTCCAATAGACGAGAGCGTCTCGGTTCATGTTGTTCCATTCCTTCAATAAAGGATTCGTGACTCTGTTCTTCTCTCCTCGATTCGAGATATATTCGACCAGAGGAAGAGAACCTTCCTTTTTATATTGAGCGAAGATCTTATCCCTTTGTTCGAGTAGATTGGCAAGCGTGTCGATCACACTCTCGAATCCTTTTGAATCGGTTCCTTTCAATTCCATTTGAGCCAAGATATGTTCTTTCCACTTCTTAGCCGTCATAAGCTGTCTCCCATGGGCAAGTTTTCCCGAATTTTACCGCGCAGTTAGAAAGCCT